ATTTAAAAACAATGAAAGTAATTAACGGAAGATGGGTAAACGACCAATGCGAACCATTGACTACCCCACAAGAACACATTGATTTTCAAGATACTTTAGTTAGAGTGAAGTCATTCTCAAGAGGTAGAAGATTAACAAGTAGTAAAGCTAATCTATTGTTTAAAATATTAAACACTAGAAACGAGGTAGATAATGCATTAGAGAGCATTTTATCTATGGATATTAAACAAATTAAAAGACTTTTTTAAAAAAAACAAAACTAAAAAAAATGAAAAACTTCTTATCAAATTTCGCAAACGCAGACACAAAAGTACAATCAAGTAACGCAAAATTAAATGTATCCCCTGAGTTCTATGGCACAATAGATGTGTCCAAAGGGTCGTTGAGTATGACAATTCACTTCTATGCGAGAATGTACAAGACCAAGTATACTAACTTAGTATCATTGGACGATTGGGACATCAATGAGACCACTGATATAAAATTCAATGGAGTACCTATTGATAGCCTTGATATGTTAAAACAGAGTATGATTAACAGTGGATTAAGTACATTAGCATCAAGTCTTAATATAGATAACGATGACATAGCAAAACAAATATCTATTCAAATACAAGGTACAAATGAATTCAAGACTATCTTCGGAGACAATGCAGCTATGAGTAATACGTTATCAGAAGAGGAGCAAAACAAAATCAAACTTAAGTTTGCTATAGATAATTACGACAACAAGCTATTAGCAAATTATGAGCTCGGATTGTTTGCAAGTACCAATGAAGATGGAGAGAAAGTACCGGCAACATACGGAGAATTAGTAGAGATGTATAACAATCTAACTTAGTAAAACAATTTTAAATGAGTAAACAAGAAGAGATATACAGAAATGCATTAAGGTATAAGATGCCTGAGCATAAATTCGGAAACTACCTATGTATATTCTATAAGGGATTTAAGTTTGAAAAGGAAATCTTGGATAACGGATTCGAATATAGAGTATATAGTACTAGGTCATCAGTGTATAAAGAGTTAAAACCAGTTGAGTTAGATATACTACTTAGTAAAGGAATATTTGAAGCAGCATCGTTGTTTAGTTATAACTCATACAACAAACTTCTTAACAGATATAGAAGCACATCAGAAAGCAAGAGGTCTAGTTATAAGACTGTTGAGAAAGCTGTTAAGGTCATGAAGGAGTATACTAAAAGATGTGAGGACATATTACTTAGATACCCTAAATTATTAGAAGATTAATTTGCTTTTGCAGATTATTAACATTAACTTTGAACTTTAAATTAAATTAAATTATGGCAAAACAAGTTGCAACAGGCGACACGCAGTCGCTAAGTCTGTATCAAAAACTACTAAAGATACAGCAAGAGGTTATTGGTTTAGGTAAAGATAGCAAGAGCTTCGGATACCAATACGTATCAGGCAGTAAGGTTCTTGAGTATGTAAAACCACTTATGAATCAGTACGGTATACTTCTTAAGCAAGAGGTTATAGACATCGAGAACACAAGACAAGACTATCACTTAAAAGATGGTAAGGTTAAGTCAGAGATTCTTTCTAAGGTTATGATGAAGTTCACTTGGATTGATTCAGAGAGTGGAGATAAAGATGAGAACTTCTTTGGTGCTAATGGTCAGAACGACTGGGAGAAAGGTCTTGGTAGTGCGTTGACATACGCAGAGAGATACTTCTTGCTTAAGTACTTCCACATCAATACTGATGAAGATGACATCGACAACCCTTCAAGAACTAAGTCAGGCGGTTCTAAAATGCCTATCACAAAAGACAGATTCGATAAAGCGTTATTAGCCATAAAAGCTGGTACGTATTCTAAAGAAGCTATGTTAGGTGCTTTCGCATTGTCACCTGAACAACTTGAACAATTAGGATAATGAGAGTCTTGTATATATTGTTATTACCTCTGTTGTTATCAGCAGAGGTATTTATTATGATGAGTATATCTAGTATTATGAGTTCAGCAAGTACGACTATGTTTCTTTGTGGACTATTGGTATTGGTATCTATCATACTATTGAATTTATTATTAGTAAAAAGAATTATTGAACAATTTAAAAATTAAAAAGAAAATGAAACAGTTATTTACATTAGTAGCCTTTTTTATGATGATGTTATTCGTAGCAACATCTTGTACAACAGCAGATTCGTCTGAAGTAGCATTAGTAGTAGACCAGATCGGTAATGATAAGGGAGTCCCAAACATTGAGATGGCTTCTGGATTTATATTTTATTTCCCACCAACACAAGATGTTTATATGTATCCAACTTCTGTACAACACAAAGTATGGACAGCATCGGTTGACGAGGATTCTCCAACAGATGAACACATTGATGTTACATCAGCAGATGGTGCCACATTCGGATTAGACGTGGCTATCAACTTACAATTGGAAAGATCAGCAGCACCTACCCTATTCACAAAATATAGAGTTGATATGGAGGAGTTAATCAATACAAGAGTACGCAATATAGTTAGAAAAGAGTTATTAGATAATGCAGTTGGTTTTGCTTCAGATAGTTTGTTACAACACAGAAACGTGTATGAAAGAGGTGTCACTGGAACACTTACTAAGTCACTTGCTAAAGAGGGATTCATATTAAACAACATTGCAATTCTTAAGATGTCTATTCCTCAGTCGTATAAGAGAGCTATTGAAACTAAGATTAGAGTTATACAAGAGACAGCTACTATCAAGTCGCAAACATTACAAGCAGAGCAAACAGCATTAAAGAAGATTGCTTTAGCGAAAGGTAACTACGAGGCTGCTTTATATGATGCTAAAACCAAACAAATACTATCTCAACCTAAGATGTTAGAATTATATAGAGCAGAGACAGACAGGATCTGGGCACAAAGAGGTGTATCTCCTTATGGTAATAACAACGTATTTGGTTCCAATGCCAATATGATTTTAAACAGAAATTAATGAGCAAAAAAGACAAACAGTTTAAGATGAGGTGCTCCGCATTAGGAGCCCTCTTCACTGAACCAAGAAGTAAAAGCGAGACTATATCCGCTACTCTTAAAACACATCTAAACAATTGGTATTTAGAAAAGACTTACGGAGTTCGAACAGATATAACTTCTAGGTACACAGACAAAGGTATTCAGTTAGAAGATGAAGCTATTAGGGAATACAACAAGTTATTCAAAACCAATCACGTCAAGAATGACGAGTACTTTGAGGATGATTTTATTCAAGGGACACCTGACATAGTTTCAGATGATGATGATGAGGTATTGGATATTAAGTGTAGCTTTTCTTTGTCTAGCTTCCCTGCTTTAGAGACTAAATGTCCTAACAAAGCATATGACTATCAACTTCAAGGTTATATGAGATTGACTGGTAAAAGCAAGGCTAAGTTAGTATATGTATTACTTGATACCCCTGACGACATCATCGTAAGAGAGGCTAAGAGTATTATGTATAAAGAGAAACTACCTGACGACTTCTTGGATATTCTTATAGAGGAAGTTAAGGAGTCTCAAACTTACTCTCACATACCAATGAAGAATAGAATAAAAGTCTTTGAGGTGGCTAGAAACGAAGAAATAATTAAAGCTATTGATGATAAGGTATTGGCTGCTAGAAAATACATAGATTCTTTGTAGTATGAGTAAGTACGTGTATTACTTAATAATTATTTTGATAATTGTGTTGTTATTTATATAATAACTACATACATTTGCAACGTGAGGTAGCTGAAAATCACATCAAAGAGTAGGCAAAACATTTAAAAACATTTTATTATGGGGCAATTAATTGCTGTTAGCATTGACGTTACTAAGTTAGACAAGTCTAAATTTGTAAAAGGTAAAAAAGGAACTTACGCAAACATCACCATTAGTGTGAATGACGAGGATGACCAATTCGGTAACAACACGAGTGTTTGGGAAAGCCAAACTAAAGAAGAGAGAGATGATAAAGTAGACAGAAACTTTTTAGGTAACGGAAAAGTTGTTTGGAGTTCACAATCATCAAACGACACTAAAAAGACATCGTCTAAAAAAGCATCTAAACAAGATGATGAAGATGACGACTTGCCTTTCTAGTATATAATTACTAAGCAACACAACTATAGACCACCTATTGATTATTTCTTTAGGTGGTTTTTTAACCTCTAATTTTAAAAAATGGAAAATCCTAGTTACTATGCAATAATACCCGCTGAGGTTAGATATGATGAAAATCTGTCTCCTAACGCAAAGTTATTGTTCGCTGAGATAAGTTGTCTATGTAACAAAAACGGTGTCTGTAACGCATCAAATAAGTACTTCTCAGACCTATACAAAGTTAGTGTTGTATCTATTTCAAAATGGGTTGCTCAGTTGATTAAAGGTGGTTACATTGAGACTAAAATGATATACAAAGAAGGCTCAAAAGAAATACAAAATAGAAACATAGTTCTTTCAATAGGTATTAAAGAAAACTTTGATACCCCTATTAAAGAAAAGTTAAAGGATAATAATAATATTACTATAAATAGTAATATAGAAGACATAAACTTTGATTCATTGTTGCAGTGGTTTAATCATATAACCGGTAAACAACTTAAGACAATAGGAGATAAAGCAAAGAGACAGTTTAGGGCTAGACTAAAAGATGGATATACAAAGTCAGATATAACTAAAGCTATAAAAAACTGTTTTGATGACGAGTTTCATAAAGCAAATCCAAAATACCTTACACCTGAGTTTATATCAAGACCTGATAAGTTTGAGAAGTATGTAAATTCTGGTATTGCAGGTGTTAGTAAAGAGGATTTGGCTGTGACTAAAAGAAAAGAACTATTAAAATCAATGGGAATATAATATGCCAGTAAGAAAAGAAAGAAGTTTACAAAAGAAGAAAAGTATTTTTGAACTTAATATTGAGTTAAAGAACAAGGCTAAGGAGTTAGCAAAGAATCACGTAGATGTAAAACCAATTAAATATATATTAAAATGACACCAAAAGAAAAAGCTAAAGAATTGTTTGATAAGTTTAATGAATTATATTTCGGAGTTGAATTAGGCATAGCTAGGAAGCATTGGGCAAAACAATCTGCATTAATAGCATTTAATGAGATAGACGATTCAATTCCTTATTATCTATATGATGATGATGATGATGCGAAGCACTACTGGTTAGAGGTTGAGGAAGAAATACACAAATTATGAAACCAATACACAAACTGAACGGAGGTAACGGTGCTACATTATGTAACATTTGCTACGGAATGATAAGTACTGGATGGACTGACGATGTAATATGTAATACTTGTAAAGGTTACAAAGACTTAGGTAAGTTCTCAAAGAAAGAGATAAGAGAATTGTCTCACAAAAAAGACTCTGATGAATTGCTATCTAAAATGATTGAACAAGAAGCACACAAAAACAATTCAAATCTAAACAAATGATATACATAAAAGACAACTTCTTAGACGACTATCTGATAGACTTTCTAAACAAAGACGAATCAGAGTACGAGAAAGTAGATACTCCAGGCAAATCATTTTGGGTTAAGTACCCTACAAATGACTTTGTTAAAATGATTCTAAAAAAAATATCTGACATAGAGAAGCGTAACGTTACAAATGTTCTATCGTTCTTTAGAGAAGCTAAGGAAGGTCAAGATGAAGATTGGAGAATACACAACGATTCTATAATCAATGGAGAACAACCTGATAGAGCACTGGTATTATTCATATCTGACATAGATGATATTGGATTGAATGGCACTGCATTTTGGGAACACAAAGAATTAGGAGACACATTCGATGGAGATGAGAGTAAGTTTAATAAGATGATAGTTCATGACGCAGACATAAAATCATTTTGGACTCTAAGAAGTGTTATAGGTCATAAAAAAAATAGAGTAGTGTCTTATCCTTGTAATTACTTTCATAGTAAATACCCTAATAAATTCACTAATAGTAGAAAAGTATTTGTAATGTTTTATAAAGTAAATTAAGTATGAAAATAACAATTGAGTATTACGGAAAAACAAGCTTTGTTGAGATAAACGATGGTAGCACCTCAACAGAAGTATTAAACGACATGGCTAACTTATTAGTTGTAGCTGGATATTATCCAGAAAGTATTAACGAATCATTAAAAGAATTAGCAGATGAACGACAATAAAGTAGAGTTATTAGGGTGGTACGGAGATGATAAGGTTCATGCGTTATCGGCTTGGACTTCAACATCAAGAGATATAGATGAGTCTAAGGTTCAAAGAATACCAAATCTATTGAATATGTTGGCGTCAGAAGGTCATCACACACCTTTCGAGAAAAGCCAATTACACTTCTTAGTTACGGTAGACCAAGCAACACATATTCATTTGCTTAAACATCGTATTGGTGTTTCAATTAATGGAGAGAGTGCTAGGTATAAAGAATTAAAAGAAGATAAGACTTACTTGCCAGATGATTGGAAAGGAGTAAAACTTCAAGAGGACTTATATATGAATGATGGAGAGAGTGACATAAAATGGAGTAAAGATATTGAAGATTGGTACAATGTACTTGCTGACTTCACGCTATTGTCTAACGGATTGTATCACGATTGCTTAGAAGACTTAACACCAATATTAGGTAGAAAGAGAGCTAAAGAATCAGCACGTTTCTTTAAGACATTCAACTCTCAGATAACTATGGATATATCTTTCAATTGGAGGAGTTTTGCACACTTTCAAGGACTAAGAAATTCAGAACACGCACAAGTAGAGGTTAGAGAACTAGCTGAGACTATGTTGAATTTAGTAAAAAATATAGATGGCAATCCATTTGAACACACAATAAAAGCCTTTAAATTATGAAATTCAGAGTAAAGCAAATAGATGATAATACTTTTATACCTCAACGTAGATCTTGGTATGACTGGGATTGGGAGTCAATAGACAAAATCAATAATTGGTCATGGAGTATTAATACACATTATGCACATCATAGCACGCTTGAAGACGCAATGTACACCATTGAAAGACATAAAAAATATATAGAACAAAAAAGCAGATACCCTAAATATTTCAAAGTATAACATATGAGTAAGGTAACAATATTTGATAATTTATACACGCTTAAGACACCTAAGTACGCAGATATAGACTATGTACTTAGTAAGATAAAGAGTGAGAGTTGTTCAGAGATAGTTGAGACTATCAGACTAGAGAAAGATAAATCTTCTAGGAATCAGATAAAGAAGAAGTTACCTTGCATCTTGTTTTCTGGAGAGTTTAGTAGTAGAAGTGATGACGCTTTTGTAAATCACAGTGGTTTCATTTGTCTTGATTTTGATGGGTTTGAAGATTCACAATCATTAAACGACTATAGAGATTTACTTATAAATGACGACTACACGTACTCTGTATTTGTATCTCCATCTGGTGATGGTCTTAAGTTAATAGTTAAGATACCAAAAGTAATCAAAGACCACAGAGCTCATTTCCTATCACTTAAAGAATATTATAATTCTAAGTATTTCGATGAGAGTTGCGTAAACGAAAGTAGAATATGCTACATGAGTTCTGATAAAGACATCTTCATTAATAAAGATAGTGGGACTTTTATTGATAAGGTAAAACCTAAAGAGATTGTAAAGAAAGAATTCAGAGTAGAGATTCAGGATAATCAAAAGATTATATCTGGATTGATGAAGTGGTGGAGCGAAAGGTATGGAATGGTAGAGGGAGAAAGAAACAGAAATGTTTACATCCTATCTATGGCATTCAATGAATTTGGTATTAGTGAGTTAGAAGCCAAAGGATTTATGATGCAATTTGCTCATCACGGATTCGATGAAGAGGAGATAAGAAACTGCGTAGAGAGTGCGTATAGAAAGTCTCACTTATTCAATACCAAAGTATTTAGCGAAGACGTTAAGTTTGACGACTACGCACCATCATCTATACAAGCTGAGAAGAAAGTAAATATAAACTTTCAAAACATATACGATAGTTCGTTTGTTGATGTACGTAAGAAGATTGAGTACCCACCAGTAGCTATTAGTATAGGTGAACATAGTTTAGGAACTAGAGTATTCCCTATACCATTTGGCACATACGGAAACTTCTCTTGCATTGTTGGTGCGTCTAAATCTAAAAAGACTTTCTTAAAGTCTATGATTATGGCATCGTACATTGGTGGTAAAACCAATCAGTATGCCGACTCAATTAAAAGCCACAGAGACAGAGATTGTTTCGTTATTGATATTGATACTGAGCAATCAGCTTTTCACGCTCAAAACGTATTTAAAAGAGTCCTACGAATGACTGGAGATGCAGAATGTGAGTTCTATAAACCATTCGCATTAAGACCGTACGAACCTAAGCAACGTCTTGAGTTTATAGAGTGGTTGATATATGAGAGTGATATGAAAGACAATATTGGATTGGTAGGCATTGATGGTCTTGCAGATTTAGTTGATGACTTTAATGATTTGAAAGAAAGTCAGAGTGCTATCCAAAAGATTATGAAGTGGACAGATGATAAGCAATTTCACCTAACAACTATTCTTCACTCTAACTATGGTAGTGCTAAAGCTGTTGGTCACATCGGTAGTTCTGTATTGAAGAAAGCTGAGACAGTTTGTTCTGTTGTTAATAATGATACACATATCACTGCTCACTTTACACATACACGTGGATTCCCTATAGCTGACTTTGATTATTCAGTTAATGACGATGGGTTACCATACATTATTGGGGAGTATAATGACGATGTATCTCCTATTTATAAACCTAAAACAGAAATATTCATCGATCCTAAAGATGCGTTTGATGATATACCATTTTAATTATGACACTAAAACAAAAGTTTTTTGATATATATACTAGCTATTACAAGAAAAGTAATGAGTTAGATAAGATGGTTGAATTAGCAGATGATTACGCTATTGATTTTGCATTATTTATTGATAAAAAATATTATCAACATAAATATGATAATAATAAATATGCAGAAAGTGAGGAAGATTTTACTTATGGTAAAACTTATAATATAAAAGAAATATTAGAAATATTTAAAAAAGAAAAAGAATTATGAAGAAATTAAAAATAAAACTCGAAGATTGGGACTATACATGCGGTGATGGGTGTTGTACTTCTTATGGTACATACTTATCATTAAACGGAGAGAGATTAGAACATCCTAACCCAGAAGTACACGACAACAGTTACATAGGAATGGATGTTGAGAATTCATTAAAAGCTGTGTTAAAAAAGTTAGGGTACGAAGTTGAATTTGAACATAAACACGAAGATTAGTTATGATAAAGATATGGCATATAAGTGATACGCATGGCTATCACGGTCTATTAGATATTCCAAACGGAATAGACATAGTAATACACTCAGGAGACTGTAGTAATTCAAGAGACCCATTCAATAATGAGAGCGAGGTTAGAAGGTTTATCGATTGGTATAAAGATGTACCTATTAAAAACAAAGTGTATGTAGCTGGTAATCACGATACAAGTATAGAGATTGGTTTAGTTACAAAGAAAGACTTTTCGAATGCTGGTATTACATACTTAGAAAACGAATACGCTACGATACTTGGTCTTAAAATATTTGGTTCTCCACATACACCTAACTTCGGTAACTGGGCATTTATGAAAGAGAGAGTTAAGCTAGAGAGGTTTTGGAGGAGGGCTATGGATGAATATTGCGACATAGTTGTCACTCACGGACCACCTAGAGGAGCTCTTGATAAATCTTACGATAGAAATGGTAATATGGAACATTGTGGAGATAAATCTTTATTCAATAGGATACGAGAGATAAGTCCAGGACTTTCTTTATTTGGTCATATACATAATACTCAAGACATAATCAACGCAGGTGTACTGAAGTTTACAGTTGGAGAAACTTTATATAGCAATGGTTCGGTAGTAACTGATGGTCGTTTTGGAAAGTTAAGTAGTAATGGTAACGTAATAGAAAGAAATGAGAGTTTATGGCAAAAATTAAAAAGATATATTCCCCAAGCATTCTTGAATTAGGATATGCTAGGTATGCTATTAACGAAGGTGTAGCTATATGCATACATCCAATACCAGATCGACCAAGTATGTACTGGGTTGAGAAGCATCGTCTTGATAATTACAAAAAACCAAGTTTCTTAAGAAAAGATATAGAAAAGAAAGATGTACCTGATAACAGAGAGGTTTTCTCAGAGATTGATGCTTGGAAAAAGGTTTTTGAGATGTATAAGTTGTATTACGATAAAAATAATTGATAGAACATAGTGTTGTTTATAACTTTATTTTATATTTTTGAGGCATTAAAAATAACATAACGCTATGGATGCTAAAAAATTAGGTTACATAAACTTCACTATGAAGGAGATAAACGATTCTTCTGACGATATTTATGAGTCATACTTCGAAGGTAATGACGAGTTCAAGGACTCAATAAGTAAATTAATAACTATTTTAAATTCAATCATTAATGACCTAGAAAATGAGTAAAAAAGAAGAGAGAAAAAAAATCATGTTGTCAGTTAAAGAAAGGGCTGCTTTCATATATAGCTCAGGCGATATATCAATAGCTGACGCTGCTAGAAAAACATGTGACGAGTTACAAATACCTTTTAACGATACTATTAGAAGAACAATTTCAAAGTATCTTAAGAAGGTGGGTTTAACAAATAGCGTTTCTAAAAACACTATAGAAGACACAGATGTTTTCAAAGAAGCAAAGAATAAAGAGATAGACAAAAGTAAAAAGAGATTCATCTTCTCTTGGTGTCAGTCTGAAACAGAAATCCACGATGGGTTCTTAACTAATATTGAGGAGTACGCTAAACACATAGATGCTTCAATACATATTATTGCTGGTAGGTATAAAAATCCTACATCAATTCAATCAAATAACAATACCAAAGCAAAAGAAAAGAACCTAACTAATTCGTGGCATCCTAGAGTAGTACCTTACTTAGACGCTAATAGACATAAGATACACGAAAATCTATGTTTGTTATCAGACGTCAAGATACAGCCAACTGCATCAACTCCATTATCTGGATTGAACGGTATGACTGGTCTTGAGAGTTGTATAGTAGGACACCCTAGAGTTCACTTAAAGTCTTTACCAATACTTGATGGTTATCCACACAAGTTATTGTTATCAACTGGTAGTGTTTCTGTAGAGAATTACACTGACACAAAGTCAGGCAAGAAAGGAGAGTTTCATCATACACTAGGATTTGTAATCGTAGAGATTGACGGAGATAACTTCCATATCAGACAAGTACAATGTGAAGATGATGGTTCTTTTTATGATTTGAAATACTTCATATCAGATGGAGAAGTAATGTTACACAGTGGGGTTGAAGCTATTGTGTTTGGCGATCTACACTTAGGTGAGACTAATGAAGATGTAATGAATACTTCTTTTGAGTTATCTAATTATTTAAAATGTAATGACATAATATTACACGATGTATTTAATGGTCACTCAATATCACATCACGAAAGAAACCAACCATTTCAATTACTAAAGAGAGAGCAGGATAAGAGTGATTCTTTATTCGCTGAGCTTTCTGATATGTTACAGTTCTTTGATACTAATAGCGAATACAACTTCGTTATGGTAAGAAGTAATCACGATGAATTCTTAGACAGATGGCTTAACGATGTTGATTGGAGAAAAACCAATAACAAATCTGAGTACTTGAAGTTAGCTAACTTATTAGCGGAAGATACAGATGGTAAAGGTATCATACCTAAATTCTTAAGTATAACTAAGAATGACAATGTAGTTTGTCTTGGTATCGATGAGAGTTACAGAATCAAGGAATGGGAGTGTGGTATGCATGGGCACATTGGTAGTAATGGAAGTAGAGGAGGCGTTATCCAATTCAAAAACCTAAACACTAAGAATGTCACTGGACATACACACACACCTTGTCGTGAAGATGGTCACTGCTCTGTAGGCACGTTAACTCACTTGAGAGTAGGTTATAATAAAGGAGCTAGTTCTTGGATGAACTCAAACTTTGTTATATACCCTAATGGTAAAGGACATCACGTTCATATAATCAATAACAAATTCACAACGCTTTAATGAAAAACGATATTGTAGCATGGTGGTCTGGAGGAATAACATCTGCGTTAGCTTGTAAAATAGCAATAGATTTATTCGGTATAGATAGAGTTAGGATAGTTATGATAGATACTTTTAACGAAGATGAAGATACTTACAGATTTAAAAAAGATTGCGAAGTACTTTATGAAAAAGAAATAGAAGTAATATCTGAAATAGGTTTAAAACACGATTCTATACAGGATGTTTGGTATAAATATAAAAGTCTAAATGTAGCTAACGGAGCTATTTGTTCTAGTGAATTAAAAAGAAATGCCAGAAAAAGATTTCAAAAATCAAACTCTTTCACTCATCAGGTTTTTGGATTTGATATTTCTGAACCAAACAGAGCCAAGGCGATGACAATGAATTATCCAGAAGCAAAAGCCATATACCCGCTCCTATTGCATGGACTTTCAAAAGAAGATTGTATAAAGACATTTAGAGAACTAGGTATTAGAATACCAAACATGTATTCTCTAGGGTTTAAAAACAATAATTGCTTTAAAACAGGATGTGTACAAGGAGGTATAGGCTACTGGCAAAAGATGATGGTGGACTTTCCTGATAAATTTGATAAAATGGCTAAAATAGAGCATGATTTAACAGAATTAAAAGGAGCACCTGTTACTATGTTGAAAGACCAATCAAAAATAGCTAAAGATTCTGGATTGAAAAATGTTTTTTTAAAACATAATAAAAATTACCCAGACGTAAAAGATATTTCTATGATGAAAGGTTTTAAAGTAGAGCCACTTAGCGAGTGTAATGGGTTTTGTGGAATAAATGACCTAGAAAAAAGAAGCGATACAGAGAAAGAAATTAATTACGAACAAACAAAACTATTTGAATAATGTTAGATGCTATAACAAATCTAGAAGAAGAGTTAGCAATTGTTGATGCTAAACTAGGATACCTATTAAAAAGAGGTAGCAATGATGAGTCATTGGTTAATGATAGAAGAGAATTACAAACACAAATAGCAATCTTAAAAGGAGAGAAATATGTACACGTTAGAAAGTATAGCTAGTATAGTAGAAGAAAAGACTGGTGTTAAACTAAAGACACAAAGTAGAGAAGCTGCTAACGTTAGAGGTAAGGCTTTATTTTATTACTTCTGCAAGAAGTTAATACCAAAAGTAACATATCAATCTATGGTTGATTTTGTTGGTAATAAAAACCACAGTGGTGCAGTATACTTAGTTAAAAACTTTGAAGATTCTTTGAAGTATAACTCTGATTTAAGAAGAGAGTATAACTTAGTCGCACCTTATATGGATAACACCAACATTTACAACTACGATGAGTTAGAGTTCTTGGTATTAGAATGGGCTAAAGATAAAGGTATACTTGAAAAAGCAACTCATGCTGGTCAAGCTCTTAAAACTTTAGAAGAATGCAACGAGTTAATCGATGCTATAGGTAAAGAAGATACGCTTGAGATTGTAGATGCTCTTGGAGATATTTTAGTTACTATTATCATACAAGCTAAGATGCAAGGTATACCATTACTTAACTGCTTAAATTCAGCGTACAACGTAATAGCTAAAAGAACTGGTAAGATGATTGATGGACAATTTGTAAAAGACAAATAAAATGCACATAGAACAATATATAGAGGTAGAGTTTACCAAAAACAGCAATAGAAAAGAATATTACAATGTAGTGCTTGATGAAGATTACACGGTAGACTTTACCCTATATACTTGTTTCGATAACAAAAAAATAAACATTTCTGTTTATAATCTTCAAGTGTTCGATAAGAATGGTAAGTATATGACACTTACAGATAGAGAGTATATAGATTTAGTGAATGAGATAATTAACAAAACAAAGTGGAAAAATGATTTTACAAAA